ATGTCTGATGAACCCTACATTGCCTATCGGTGTCCCGCCTGTGATCAGGTGGTCACGCAGGATTGCGATTTCCCGTATTTCGACGAAACAGCCGACTATCGGCACGAGGCTGTTGATCAGACCGATTGTGTAGCGCAGTGCTCTTGCGGCGAGCAGCACATTTTCACGATCACGGCATATGGGGCAAACTATTGTGAAGTGGTCGCGCAAGGTGACCAAGACATCAAGGTGATGTTGTATAGTCCCCCTTCGATCGAGGATGAAGAGCAATATGAGATGTTTCTCGACTCTCCTGAACTCGACGACCCATATCGAATTTTTCTGAGGTCGTCGTCCGGGCTGTCCGGTCTCGCGCGGGTGGAAGTGCCGGTGGAGCGCTTGGAGCAGGCCCAGTACCGGATGCTCTACGCAAATCACATCGCCATCCTGGAGGCGTACCTTTGCGATCGACTGATCGACCTCGTGTCATACGACAACGAAGTGCTTCGAAAGTTCGTCCTCAGACACAAGCCGCTGAAGTCAATGACGGTGTCGATCCATTCCGTCCTTGGTCACCCTGGCATAGCTAGGAAGCAGGCACTCAAATATCTCCGAGACTTCCTTTTCCATAAGCTGGACGCCGTGCAGGCTATCTACAGGGACGCCTTCGACATCGACGTGTTCGCAAATACCGCTCGGAAAGACGCACTTGCCGAGATGGTGAAGATTAGGCACGACCTTGTTCATCGCAATGGCCGGGACAAGGAGACTGGTCGCCTACATGCGTTCGAACCGATAGACCTGAGCCGTGTCAGTCAGGCCGTCGGCGGCTTGGTTCACGAGATTGAGAACCAACTAGCTTATCATGTGCGCTTGAAGCGATTTCGCCTCTTCGAAAATCCTCCACCCGCAACACCGGAGCCGATAAATTTCGGCGAGCTGAGTGATGAGGAAGCTGAAGCAGCGGTGGGCGGATAATGCGACTACTGGACCTCAGTTCTGCACTTTGACTACTTTCGGCCCGAGATCGGTCAACTCTCCGCTGCGATGGTGCCGAATACGCCCAGCGACAATGTGCGCCATCACCATGGTGCAGGCTGCAGACTTCGCACGGACCTGGAAAGTCGATCCATCTACCGAGAACGTCGCACGGTATGGTCCGAACTCTAGGCGCAACGATTGCCAGACGTCAGGGTGCGAGACCATCATAAGCTTCGACACGCCCGGCACGGACGTTGACCATGCGTTGTCTTCGCCGCTGGCGGCTACGCGATGGTATGATGTATCCATTGAGGTCGGCGGCCACTCCTCAAGGGATAGATAGGCTTGGACCTTCCTGTCGAGAAAGGTGCTTGGAGAAGCCTCTGATAGCGCCTCCATGATTTCTTCGTAGGTCAACTTTCGGGGGCGCTGGAACTCGGGCTTTCGGTGCTCGGCGCGAAGCAAGCGACCTTCTTCTGCATCCGCATCGGCTCGGTTCGCTCGGATATTGGCACCGAAGGACCTGTAGAAATTTCCAATAAATGACCGCTTCACCGCTGTGTCCCCTTACTAACCTGAAACGCCGAGGATGTTCCAGGCAGGCTGAATCTTCGCGATGAGGCCAGCTTCCAGGCCTGCCGCGGTGTTAACCGGTAACCCGTTCCACTCACTTGCCGCGGGCGTCGCGACCAGAACCTTTACCCGCTTACCCGCAGCCAAGGATTCCTGTATGAGCGCCTTCACGCGCGCGTTGGTTCGCTGCCTCTCGTATCCCCGACGATAACCGTCAAGCCGTGCCCGTAGGCCGCGCTGCGTCAAGCCGACGTATTTGACCACATCGTCTACGATGAACGAGTACACGCCAGCATCAATGGGTGCCTTGGCGTCGATTTGGAAATCCTCGTTCTCACCCCGCCATTCGCCGAGGAAATGAAAGCCAGCCCGCAGCAGCACTTCCCACGATGTCTCCGGGGAACTGTCTGTCTCGTCGTCGGCCGCGACCTCGACGACAACAGGCTCGCGTTCGAGGCTGACCTCCTCTTTCTGCTGGAGGCCTTCGGTTATCCCGGCGTCTACAAGGACTTTGCGAACGTGCTGGTACCGTATGCCGAGGAGGGAGGCTATTTCCGTTCTCATGTACCCGGCGCGGGCTAGCGCTCTGATCATGTCTGACTTGGTCTGGAGGCCAAGTGTCACCTCTTCGAAAGTCTTTCGGCTCACAATCCATCCCCTCATGCGTGCAGTGGGTCTCTTTCTACATTCGTGTCGGATCAACGGCAAACGGCCTTTATGAAACGCGGCGTCAGCGTCGCGCAAGCCAACTAAAACAATGTTGACAAACACAAATTTCTGTAGTGTTCTTGTTTTGTTCCCCGCGACTCCAATTTGTTAATTTTTTAATGTTGGGATGCCGAAATGATTGAAGCGCGTGATTCGAAAGGGATTTTTATGTCAGATGGCCCAGGTGGCTCAGGCCCGGTTGTTATCGACCTCTTTTGTGGCGCTGGCGGACTTAGCGAAGGTCTCCGCCAAGCAGGTTTTAGCCCTAGAGTTGGTGTCGATTTCGACAAGAACGCCTGCGCTACCTATCGTCATAACCATCCCGGCGTCCCCGTGATCGAGGGTGATGTCGAGAAGGTCACTGGCGAGGAGTTGTTCCGTCTAGCTGGTACCCGAGACATCGACCTCATCGCTGGTGGGCCAAGCTGCCAGGGTTTCAGTACACATGGCAAGCGTATTCAGGATGATCCACGGAATTTCCTTTTCAAACACTTTGTGCGCCTGGTCGACGAAGTGCGTCCGAAGATGTTCCTGATGGAAAACGTTCGCGGCATGCTGACCTATGCCAAGGGCGAGTTCCGTCGCCAGATCGAGGCTGCGTTTAAGGAGATTGGCTACCGCACCGATTTCACGCAGGTTCTTGCAGCTGATTTCGGCGTCCCTCAGATGCGTCACCGTATCTTGTTCATCGGGACTCGGATCGACGATATTGAGCTTTCTTTCCCTGCGCCGACGCACGGGGACGGTGAAGGCCTGAAGCCGTACGTCACGCTCGCCGAAGCAATCGGGGACCTCCCGTTGATGGGTAAGGATTACACCTCCGCGAAGCGTGACTACGCATGCGCGCCACAGGGAGCCTATCAGGTATATGCTCGTTCCGGCGCTCCGACGGAGGTCACTATGCACGTTGGTCGGCCGCTGTCGAAACAGGCTTCGAGCCTCGCAGCGTATATCGGCCAGGGGCAGGGGTTGAGGTCGGCACCTGTCGAGGTCCTGCCGGAGCGCTTCAAGAAGATGCGCACGATCGCCAACGGCCAGCTTCGTCGCGATTGCACCACATTGTACTACAGGCTCGATCCAAAGAAGCCGTCGTATACCATTACCTGTAACTACAAGAACGTGGCGTCGGGTCCGTTCCTCCATCCGTTCGAGGACAGGGCGATCTCGCATCGCGAAGCCGCTCGCTGCCAGTCGTTCCCGGATCACTACGAATTCCTCGGATCGAGCTTTCCCAGGCAGATTGGCAATGCGGTCCCACCTTTGCTTGCCAAGGCTGTCGGTATGCATCTGATCAAGCTTCTTGCCGCCGCCGGCACTAGTAAGCAACGCTACAAGCGTGTCGCCTAATGGCCAGCAGGATAAGGGCAGACAGGGTCGCGTTGGCCCTGCATAACATTTCCGATTGGAAGGACAAGGTGCGAGGTCAGGCTACCGCGCACTTGATGCCGCTTCTCGCGTTGTTGGAAAAAGGGGCGGGAAAGGACGATGCTGCGCCGATCCTCTTCCGAGAGAGGCCAGAGGAATTCGATTTCTGGGATCGATACTTCCATCTCAACGACGATGACGACGTCAAGCCATACTTCAACCCTACGATGCTTCGCCGTGCAGAAGCAGGTTTCCCGCACAGCAACGCGGCAACCATCCGAAAAAACACTTTCGAAGGGAAATGGAAGGGTGCCGTCCGCTCTGTGACAACGGACGGCGAGAATTGGAAGCTGGCCGAGAACTACGCCGACGTCTTCAGGACGAATGTGCTGACCAAGAGCGGACAGGTTACCAGGGTCCCTGTAGTCGATCTCGCCGCCATCCTGTTTCGTAAAGAGCCATTTGAGGATGGTGACGACGCCAGGGCTCTTGAGAAGAAGTTCAGAGATCGGTTTCCTCAGAGGGAAGTCGACTACGAAAAGCTCTTCGAGTTCGTGTCTGAAGAACGGGAACACATATTCGCTGCGGACACGGACGCTCAAGACTACGAGGGAGCCATCAAAGGCGCGCTTGTGGAGGACGTCAAAACAGCAGCTGCCATTCCGACCGTGGCGGCTCCTCCGATCTCGCTTGATCTAAGCGATCCCATTCTCCTTCAAGTCCAGCAACTGCTTACGTTTGGAAGCTCCGGCATCATTCTCACGGGCGCACCGGGCACTGGAAAGTCTTACTATGCCAAGCGGATCGCGACGCATCTGGTGAAGACGCCCGCGACGGACATCTTCAGGGTTCAGTTTCATCCGTCATATGGTTACGAGGACTTCGTCGAAGGCTACCGCCCCGCTGAAACGGCCGTGTCTGGGTATAAGATCGTCGATAAGACATTCATTGACGCCTGTGACCGCGCAAGGAAGGTCAAAGACGAAAATGGGCTGGTCGTGTTGATCGTGGACGAGATCAACCGAGGAGACCCTGCAAGGGTATTCGGCGAGCTGCTAACCTATATCGAGCGCAACTATCGCGACGACCCATTCATTCTCCCGTTTTCCGGCAAACCGTTCACGATCCCCAACAACCTGGTGATGATTGGAACCATGAATCCCTATGACCGAAGTGTCGCACAGGTTGATGCGGCGTTCGTCAGGAGATTCGATCACATTGAAGTGGCACCCTCCAGAGAAGTCGTCGAAACGTTGCTTGAGAAGGGGGGCGGGTTCACGGCTGACCAAATTGCCGATATCGGCACGTGGTTCGACAACGTCCAGAAGATGGTGCCTTTCGGCTTGGGTCACAGCTTCTTCGCGGACGTGCAAAACGTGGATCACCTGAAGCTGGTTTGGAGATATCGGATGAAGCCTGCTGCCGAACTCGCCATCGATCTGAACGATGGGGCGAGAGGCAACGTGGTCGCCAGCTTTGAGGCATTGGTAAAGCGTCTCGAAGGAGCTGCTGTTGACGCTTGAGGTGATCGAATGCGAAGAGTTCAAGGAACTCTCGCTTCGGCTCGGGTCGCTCATGGAGAACGGCGAACTCAAGATCGATGAGCGCATTGCATCAAAGGGCTATTTGACCGCCACTATGACCGGCGGTCAAATAGCGTTTCGCACGACCCGCTTTGTAGGCACTATTCCGGTCACACCTAATCTGGCGATCAAGGTTACGCCTCGCGCGAGCATCTCGAACCTCTCGTATATGCTTGTCAGGTCCGGCGTCATTCCTACGGCGATCAGCGGCTTTTCACGCGGCTACATGCCAAGGTTTGTGTCTGCGCAGAATGTCGAGAAAATCTACGGACGGTCCCTGGTGGACGGGACGAAGGTGATCGCGAAGCGCGGTTTCATGAAGTCCTACGTGAAAAACGACAACGCGCCGCCCTGGCGCGGTCGGTTTATGGCATCAGAGACCGTGAAGCGGCATGCCTCGAAAGGTGTCCGCTACAGACACGAATTCGACCACAGCACTCTTTCCCCTACGGTTATCGAGAACATCAGCCTGAAGGAAGCGCTGAAGCAGGTCAGGCATTGGTATCTCGGCAACGACAAGAAGAACCCTATCATCAAGGAGATCGAGGTTCTGCTGCACGACCTGTGGTCTGTGACCGACTGGGACGGTAGAAAGCCAGACCTCGTCGCCGAGCTTGGTCGAAAGGTGAGAGGCGTTCCGCCCCAACTGGCGCATTACCGGGACCCGCTATGGGCGGCGTTCCTGATCCTTCAGAGCCAACTGCCTGAGGTCAGCTTCGACGGGTACGTAAAACTGGATTCGCTTATAATCGATGTGTCCGCCGTGTTCGAAGGGTTCATTCGCCGCGAACTGGCAGATCGCCTCTGGAAGCAAGGTTACAGCGTCGAGGACGGCAACAAGAGGCCTGGAAACTTCTTCGTGGATGGCGGCGGTTTTACGGTGCATCCCGATATCGTGATCAGGAAGGACGGGGCTGTCGTCGCGTTGCTTGATGCCAAATACAAGACCGACCCCAAAGAGCAGGATCGCTATGAGGTCCTATCGTTCATGGATGCGATGAACGTCGCCGTCGGCGGGTTTGTCTGCCCGTCGAATGGAGTTGACACATCGCGATACTTGGGCAGCACGGCGACAGGCAAGAAGATGTTCGGGCTGCGTTATGACCTTGCGGCAGAGGACGCAGATGCCGAAGCCGAGCGGTTCAGCGAAAACGTCATCAAGCTGGTGACTGGCTCCCACGATTTCACCTGAGCCTTGTGGCGTCCCCGATCCTGCCTATCTGAGACAAATGGGCCAGTCAAAGCACGAAAAACAGAACGTCACGCCGCCGGCTAAGAGTAGGCGAATGCCTGACATCTCGCCCGAACGAAGCTGGGTGATGAGCCGTGTCGGTCAGAAGAACACAAAGCCCGAAATGATCGTGCGACGCCTCGTTCACGGTATGGGATATCGTTACCGGCTCCATCGGAGAAATCTCCCGGGCAGCCCCGACCTTGTCTTCGCTTCAAGGAGGAAGGTGGTCTTCGTGCATGGATGCTTCTGGCATGGGCATGCTGACCGGCAATGCAAGCTATCGCGGCCGCCCAAATCCAGGTTGGACTATTGGGGGCCAAAGTTGGAGCGAAACAAGGAGCGGGATGCGGCAAACGAGGAAAAATTGAAGCTGGATGGTTGGGATGTTCTGGTCGTGTGGGAATGCCAACTGCGAGACCGAAAAGCTCTCGAATCTATGCTCCGCGAATTTCTTGGTCCGCCCTCAGGAGGCGAAATTCCAAGAGATCGCCCAAATGAGCAGGCCGAGAACAGCCAAGCCCATCCCTAACTCAGTGTAGGCCTGCCGATAGGGCCGTTTCGCCTCCCGATACTCCCGCATGCGTCGTTCATTGGTCGCCCCAAAGAGCTCCTTGTCGCCGTCTTTCATAACAGGAGGCGGGTTATGGAGATCAATCCACCATTCGACGATCCGCGGATGTCTAATTTTCACTGTGTGCTTCCTATGCTTCGACTTCCTTGCCGTTAACGGATCGATCGCCAAAAGCAAAGAGGTCGACTTGCCGGAGTCCGATGTGCCCGGCATACAGGACTGGAAACAGGCACGGAGGCGCGACATGGCAAGCTTTGGAAACCCGGCATATTCGGCGGCAATGGGCAGTGCCGGTGGTATGATGGTCCTCGCAGCAGCGGGCGTCGGCCTCGCCAATGCTATCGGCGACGGTCTCGCCGCCGCACGCGAAGCTCGCTACGCCCAGCGCTACGAAGACGCCCTCACCACGGCGATCAATCATGCCGGTGAAATGGAAGCCATGGCGCGCGCCGCGATGGAAATGCTCGCCGAACTCGAAGCGGAGAACGGCCGTCTCCGCGCCGCATGCCAGCAGCGCCAAGCCTACATCGACCGTCTCAAGGCGCGTGCATAATGTCGGATATCTCGAAGGAAGACTGGGAGCGCGTTCGGCAGCACTTCGGCGATCTCGCGTATGAGCATCCAGAGCTGCATGCGGTTATGCTCGAGCTGCTCGATGCGGCGCTTGAGAAAGCAACGCGCTCCAGACGTCCCGCCTGATCGAGGCGACGAGTTGGAATGAAAAAAGCCCGCCGAGATGGCGGGCTTTCCGTCTGCGTTATCCTGGCATCTTGAACTGATTGCCGGTCTTGTCGGCCCGGCTCTTAACACGCCAGAACATGTGTTCCTGGACGGTCATCGGCTTCCTCGGTTCGAGAACTGCCACTTTGACTGGCTCTCCCGGAACGAACGTCCGAACGCCGAAAACACCGTGGTCACGGCCCTCGACGAACTTGCGGATCGCGGAGAGACCAGCTCGACCGAGCGTGTCGAGTTCGAGGTCGCTCATTTCGAGCAGCGTTGTTCGCAAGTCTTCCTTGACGAGGCTCAGGTCAAACGTCGCGCGTGCCGCTTCGGAGGACTTGGCGTACTTCATCACCGTTGTAACACCGTCCCTATCAAGATCGTGGACAGCCGCTTGGCGCTGCCTCGACGCCTCGAATTCGTCGAGGAGCTGCGACCCCGAAACATCGGGTTTGTATTCCGGCCTCGGCATAGCGCCGCCCCCGCCATTCCCGCAGATGAGCGAAAACGGCCACCGAACAACCTGTTCGCACCAATTTACGACGCCAAGCGTATTTTTCCAGAGGCCGCTCAAGGCCGACATCAGCGCCCGCCCAATTGCTCTCAACATGATTTTCTCCCTCGCTGTTTGCCTGTCGATCTTTCGGCAGCCGAACGCAAGACACAAAAAAAGGCCGAGGCGAACCTCGGCCCAGCTACCCAATGTTTCGGCTCTCGGCGCACTCTGAAGGGACAGGTGCCGCTCGCCTGATTCATGATGTGCCGGCCGCTAGCGATGGGCAAGACGGCCGGCAGGAAAATCATGGCGTCCAACAGCCACGCTCCTCGCCCCAGAGATTATGGGAGACGACATCGCGTTTCGTGTCGACGGACATGGCGGCCGCCTCGGCTCTGGTCGGACGGATCGGCTGCCACCCGGCGCAGATGGTACCGCTAGTCGCGCACCCAGCGAGAAAGCTCCCGATCAAGAGCGGTGTCATCCATTTTGCGAACGTTGTCATCGAGATGGTCCTTGTCCTTCCGGGCATTGAGTTCGTCCGCCACTCGCTCGGCCTCGGCGGCCGCCTTGCCAGAGGCGTAGATGCGCCAGTAGCCGGCGGCGACGATGGCGGCGATCCCCGTCCATTTCAGGAGGGCCTTGCCTACGGTGGTGGTGACGAACCAGGCGATCATCGGCGACCCTTCCTGATGTGCAGGTCCCCCGCACGATGGCGGTCGTAGGCGAACCAGACGAGGTTGATCAGCACGACGGCGGCGCTGGCGAGTGTTTCGATATCGTCGGGAGACAGGCTCGTCTTCGCGAGGAACATGCCCCCGAACAGGGTGATGGCGTGACGGACGAAACCAAGGATTGCTGGGTTCATGGCGTGGCTCCTGAGGCGACGGCAGCATAGGCAGCGGCGCGGTCGCGGTTGATCCGGGATTTGCGGACGAGATGAATGGTGAGGACGACGAGACCGACGGCCACGACGGACAGGATCACGATGGTCGCTGTGTCGAGGTCGGTGATCGTGGCGGCGCTGGTCGTGCTGGTTCCGGAGGCGACCGCCGAAGCACCTGCCGCACTGTTCTGGGACTTCGAGATGTTCGTGGCGACCGTTGCCTCGGCTTCGAGATGGGCGATGACACCGCGGGCGGATGTCGTGCGGGTCTCGAGCTGCATCTTCACGGCATTGGCCTCGCCGAGTGTCAGACGGCGCATCCAACCCTTTCCAAAGGTGACGAAATTCTTGAGTCCCTGCACGAAGCTTGTTCGACGGGCATAGATCGCTTTGATGGTCTTGATCGGATCGGCAGCCTTGGCCTTGGCTACAGTCTGCGGGCCGACCTGACCGTCGACAAAAGCTCCGACGGATAGCTGGAGCCATTTGGCACCACGGGAGACGCCGGAATTAACGGCAGCGTCGAGCGTGGCGTAATCGACCCCGGCAGGCAGCGCGTCGTAGCGGACCTTGTCGGCATACTGGGTCTGATAAATGGACGATACCTCGACCTCGGCGATCTCACGGACCGACCGGGTCTTGAGGCCAATGCGCTTGCGGTAGGTGTCATAGACGGCCTGCGTGATGCCGAAATTGGTGGCACCGCCGGGGTCAAGTTTATGATGGACGAAGCCGCCTTCGTCACGGCGCAGGTGCGCCATGGCGGATTTGTATGTGGATGCTGCCATTGCGAGGTACTCCCGACGAATACCCCAAATTTCAGCAGGAACGGGTGCGTGAGACCCGGCGGAACGCCCTATGCCCGATATTTGCCTTTCGTGATCAGGATGTGCTGGTACGAGCCATTACCGTATTCCACGCCGACGCAGGCAGCACGGTTGTGGGGACCCATGGCATGGTGACCGGGATCGCCGATGTAACCAGCCATATGTACGCGACCGCGACGTCGTCCGGTGTGTCCGTGGGCGATCGAGAAATGCATCCCGATGCCGACGTAGTTCGCTACGGAACCCGGACCACCGTTGGTGCCGCGGTCGCTATGGCAGTGATAGTAGTACCGGATAAAGCGGAGCGGATCGGCGAAGGTCGACATCTTGAACCTGGCCTTCCGATTAAAACGGCGCGGCGCATAGGCCAAGGCGCTGAAGCTTTCATTCCCGGAGCGGATTGCCCGAAGACGGGCGAGGTTGACCTCGAGAAAGGTTTCGGCGTTCAGGAGGTCGCGCTTCCAGTCGGTTTCGAGAAGATAACGGTCGAAGTGCCGATTGTGATTGGCGTCAACGATCCAGGTGGTGCGGCGCAGGCCGCCGATCTTCTCTATCAGGTTGGCGGTTTTCTTGAGTTCTGCGGCAACGTCGTCTTCACCCGCAAGCCGTTTCCGCAGTTGATGGTCGGGGTGCTTCCGAGTGTGGGGCGAGATGCTGTGACCATCGAACACGTCGTGCAACACCTGAGCGGAAGGGTCGAGAGCATCGATGAGGGCAATATCGCCGTTTGGTTGACCGCCCACGGCCCACAATGCCCTTAGGCAGTCGGCGTTAGCGCGTTCGGCATGGACGCAACCAGCGTTGATAACAGGGCGCATCAGATCGCGCTCCTCCTCGAATGCCTTTCTCGGGCGGACGATGCCATGGGAGACCACGACATCGATATCCCACAGTTCCCCGGTCATCGGATCGAGTTCCAGATTGCGGATATGAATGTCCCCTTCGAGGTCGCATTCCACCACGACCGCACCGATAATGTGGTTTTCGATGGCTATCATGCCAGACTTGCTGTGCGAGTAGTTCGGCACGGTGATCGCACCTGAACACTGTGCAACGGCCTGTTCGCCCTCCAGGCGAATGAGCGTCAGCATATCCTGGCGCATGGAAGCGAAGACGTGGTGACGGCCACCGCAATACGGCCCGAGGTCCTTGAGAGGGTCCTCGTAACTGGGCTTCATCGGAAACTCGCCGTCGATGACCACATTGCCGAAATCGTGCTTGGCGGTGGTGACGTACTGTTCGGTTAGTGCCGACCAAGGGGCGACTTCGTCGATCTTTCCACCTGCCGGAGCTTTCGTTTCCATGCCGAGGTAGACGAGAGAATGGCCACCCCAGCCGGCATATGCGGAAAGCGCCATGTGGCCTGGGCCATGAACCGGAGTGTGGCTCTGCTGGGTCGAGACGAGCAGCCCCCACGTCATCGGCCGCTTCTTGGGGGCGTCATGGCTGATCAGGAGATCGGCGTAGGCTCTCGGTCCTCTCCAGTGCGGCGGCCACGCAACGCCGGGATCATGGATGACTTTGATGGTCTTGGGATTGCCCTTGCGGTCCGTTTCCTCGACCCGCCTCGAGGGCTGACACTCGCGTTCCCAGTTCGACCAGTTGGTGAGTTCGGTGATTTCAGAGCGCTTGGCGAAGGAGACTTCGGTGGGATGGGTTTCGGGGAGTTCGACTGGCGGCGGTGTGGGGGTGGAAGACGTAGATGGCTGTCGAAGGTATTCCAGCGCCGAGCGCGCTTCCCGTTCCGACCATCCCAAGGTCTTGGCGAGACTGCGCCTACCGAGCCCCTGAAAACCACGTTCAACTACAATCGCGGCTCTTTCGGCCGCTTGGTTCAATTCTCGCATGCGTGTCCCCTCAGACAATTTTGTAAGGAGACGATTTGTTGACGGCCCGGGCATTGCAAGTTGCGCCGGCGAAAATCAGAGGCCGAGCTTGCGCTGCACATAAGGAACAACGAACAAAGTCGCCGCAGTCCAAAACACCGTGAATAGCCCAAGCGCGCCCTGAAGGTAACTTTTGTAGCTGGCGTTGCTGGACTTGATGGCAGCTACGTCGACCTTGATCGCGTCAATCTCGACTTTCATCGAGTTCTGGCTTTGGATGAAGAGATCGAGCTTCTCGGCGATCCGCGCCTGTCCCTCCACGATGCGGATGAATTGGTCGGTGGTGATGGGATCAGGCATAGATGTGTCCACGAATTCGGAGGGTTTCGTCTATGACGTCACGCTGCGTGCGCGTGAGACCCGGCGGAAACGGACGTGGAGGTGATAGCAGGGCTCAGGTCCTCGAACGCTGCACAGACTTTTTCGAGGCAATGGATCGCGCGGCTGACAGCGGCCGATCTGCTCTTCATGCGCTCCAGCAACGCGACCGTGCCGGACAACTGCGCCACAAATCCGTCAACCTCGCGATCTGCATAATGTGGATTTTTTCGGATCGCCTCAATTGCCAGGTAACACGCGAGGCGGGCAGATTCACATGATACCTGCGCCATGGGATATGTTCGTGCACCGATATCCGGGAGCGCCTTGCCGCACGCTTCAGCCGCGGTTCGGAGCGCCGCAAATAGCGGCTCGAGTTTGCCGTCCGTACCCGGAGGTGCCGCGGGAGGGATGAAGTGACAAACGGGGGTCACTTCGAACTGCTCCATCGCATAGGTCAGGGCTTGTGTCCCAAACTCCTGTGCCCGCGTGCCTTTCACGGCGGCGATGTGGCTGTTGCGCCAGGAGCGGTGGCGCTTGTTCACGTCGGAAATTTTCATCCGATGAAGATGGATTGTTCGCGCCAAGGCTTCGAGCATTCGGAGTTTCAGGTCTTGCTCGGATTTCGGAAGATATCGCGCATTGTCAACCGCGCCGCCGTCACCTTTAGATTTACTCGTTGCCATTTTTCGCCCAGCAGCCAATGCATCAATCATTGTCTGCCGGCGGACGAGGAACAAGTAGTGGCCGCTAGAGCGGGATCGTGTTGGTGATGTAAGTGCTCGTTAGAGGTCTGTTTACCCCGGGCGGCATTGCGACCCATGTCGTGCCGTTGTCCACCGACTGGAACCAATCGCTCCCGACGTTCGCGACGACCAATCCATGCTTGGTGAACGCGCCGTAAGTCGGCGACGACGTCGCACCGGGAATCGTCTTTGTTGTCACCCCGCGCAATGACGCGAAACTCGCGAAATACAGAAACGAGCGGGCGCTTGAAAGCAGGACACCGCCGTCGACGATGGTCATGTCGATGATTGCCGTCGTTGTCAGGCTTATGGGTTCGACGTCGTCCGAGGCCGACGAAATATATGTGCGGTTGAGCGACGGATAGAATCCACCGACCTCGTTGCGGGTAATGTACAGTCCAGGATTCCCGGGCGCGCCATACACTGACAACCCTTTCGTCCAGATGCCCGTTTTTTGGGAGACGGTTTTTACGAGCGTCATGGTGCCGTCGCTCTTGACGCGGAAAATCGACAAGGTCGAACGGAGCGCCATGGCGGTATTGAGAGAGGGGACCATGTAAACCCCGGTCGCGTTCTGAAACTCCACATCGCCGAGGTCGGGGCCACGATAAAGCACGTTGACGTCGGTGCGGGCGAGAACATAGGCCTCGTCGCGCGACTGCCTGATGCTTCGGATATAGAAATTGGATTTCCTGCCCCATTCCGTCAGCCCCTCCATGTCAGGCGGCAAGGGTGGATTGAGTTCGGCATGCAACGACGGGAAATCGATGTAGGACACGGACAGGTCGGGCGTTACGCGCGCGAAGACGGGGTGGTCAGCTCTTGGCGTCCCCGTTCCGACCTGGTTGATCCGATATGTCCCGGCGACAAAACCGGGCAAGACGGCCTCCAGCGGGTATGTACCCGAACCCGAAGTGCTTAGCTTTGGCTGGAACCATACGCCCGTCTCTTTTCGCGAATACGGCGGTGTGCCGGCGGGAGGCGAGGTCGGAACCGACCACCCCGAGAGGATCGCACGGCCGTCCGTCATAACGAGGTTGTTGCCCCAGCCGAGAGGCAGCGTCACGCTCCCTGTGACCGTTCCGGTCCATTCGTTACGGGTAAAGATAGCTCCGGAACCGCTCCCGCCCGTTGTGCGGGTCAAAAAGGCGTCCCGCATAAGATAGGCGTTAAGCGCGACGGTGGTCGTCAGGCTCCTGATCGGCGTCGTGACGTCGAAATTCGGAGTCAAGAATTCCTGGTGCGTTCGCTCAGCAGCCGTGGAGCTCGGACGGTTGGAAACAGCCAGTCGGTCGGCTGACACATAACCCGTCGAGCCACCGGTCCGGCTTGCGGGCGACGGGTAAAGCGCGAACCTGAACCACGCTGTCCCGGATTCCTTCTCGACGGTGATCAGACCGTTACCCGCGCCATAGGTGTAGAACCCGTTCCGCTCGGCCGGGATCGTGAATTTTCGCGAGGTCGTCAGTCGACGGGCGAGCATCAGAAACGCGCCCCCGATTCGAACCCGTAGACCTGGTTCGCGATGGGATCGTGCACGAACGTGAAAACATAGGTGCCGCCGTAATCATCCGGGTCTTCCCCGGCCGGTGTCTTGATATTAGGCGTCGTCTGGCCCTCGGCCCACTTCGCTCCGGTAATTGTCGGAACGGTTCCGCCGATTGGAACAAAGACCATGAGGACGCAAGACCAAGTCCTTTGGCGAGCGGGGTCGTCCTGCCTCGCATTCGCGGGCACGGGGAACGAGGGCTTAGGTACCGTGATCGTAGTGGCCCCAGAAACCTCGATGCGGTAGACCTGAACGCGGATAGGGTCGAGCGTCACCGACTGTCCATCCGTCAATACGAAAGATGCCAGTGTTTCGGTATATGCACGATGCTCGACATCGGTCAGCTCGTGCCAGCCGAGCGACTTGTGCGCGCCTTCCGATTTTGGAAATGCGGGAGCGGCTGCGCCTACCGTTCGCGCAGGTGTCGGGGACTGGAGGATGGGATCACCGTCGTTGACGCCGGCCGTCGACGGCACGGGACGACCTGTCGCCCGTTCTGGTGTGGCTGCGCGGCGTATACCTGCCGTCAAATTGCTCATGTCATGCTCCCCCGAGATCGATCTGCTTGGGCCCTTCGAAAGGCACCGCCGCAGTGATTTCCGCCTCCAGCAAGAGTTCATCCTCCGCGGCGAGTGAGACTAGGTCAAAAATCAAGTTCGTCGGAACGTCCGACAGGAGCTTACTCGGATCGGTGGCGTTGGCGTCGGTCCGACCTGCGCCGGGATCGTAGTCGTGGGCGTCGACATAGGAGACCTGGTCACAGAGTTTGTTTTCGACTCGAGCGCGGACGATGCCCCCCGAAGCCATCGGCTTGACTGTCAGCGATCCAATGGATGGCAGCGCGACGACATCCCATGTTTCACCCGTCAGCGATCCCGACACACTGCCGACAGGAGCAGGAGTGGACTTACCAGAACCAGTCGCGCATTTGATCGTTACCGAGCAGACGTGGTCATCGTCGCCGGCGGAAATCGTCATCCTGTACGCAACGACCTTGCCCTGCACAAAGCCGTCCTCGATCGCCAGACGCCCGGACGGCATCGAGAACCGTGCGACCTTGCCCAGCCACAGCTCCTTTTCGATGGCGTCCTCGAGCGGCACCTCGACCGTCACCTCCACGTTGCGCATGCTGTCGGCTAGGATTGCACGGCCCTTGCAGGCAGCGGCCAGGAGGGTCTGGTGTCCTCGCGCCGTCGGCAGATAGCGATCCTTGTTGACGCCGCCGATCGGCGACTGATCGGATGCCTGTCGCGACCAGTTCTGCATCCATGTCGGCGGAAATGTCCCCATGTTCAGGGAAGTAAAGTCGTCTGCCCACGTCGCTTCAGATGTTCCGGCAATCTCGCGACGCCAGTTCACGCTGCCCTGCCGTACGATCGCGCCCACATTATAATAGGTGGATGGCTGCCATTCCTGCGACAGCTCGTCGACCGTGACATCCTGGCAGTCGATGGAAATCTTCTGGCGACCGACGTTACGGAGTGACGTGTCCTGTGCGCCCGACGCAAGGATGATCTTCACGACCTCCTTGCGCGCCTGTTCGGCCGTCCATGTGAGGGATAGGTCATGATCGTAATATGCGATATCCAGCTCAACCGGGCGCGCTTCCTTCGCGGTCAGATTTGAGTCGGTGATATACTGGTAGTTATCCGAAGACCCCGAGAACGGCCCTGCCTTCGTGGGCGACCCAACGGGATACGTGCGTGTCAACGACGACGTACGCACGCTGTATCCGTTCGCATTCGCGATCCCGTCGCCGACGCGAGGCCAGCGGTTTTCGAAGTCTTCCGGCGTCAGCGTGGATGGAGTGCCGCCGAAAGCCGAGGTCACAGCGCCGGACGCGAAGACCGTGCCGGAAAGCCTCTGTTTCCAGGCTGCGGTGATTTCGATCTCGACCTCCGTGATCGCCGGCGACGTCACTTCGGCGGAAAGGCTGTCATCGAACCATTTCTCGCCGAAATCTATGACGTCGAGACCGACGCCGAAGATGTCGTGCAGCTCCACGGCGTGCGTTGCCGGGTGGAATGCGATGACACGGCTCTGACCGTCGAGAATCTCAGTCGGATCGTCGCGGCTGTCGGGATCGACGAGGACAGGGTCCCAGTGCTGCTCGGATTTGGTCGTATTCAGCAAGGCAAGCTGCGCAACCTCCCAGTCGGAGGGTGCGCATTTAAAGACGAGCGTGGCGCTTTCGGGATTTCCCCCGAGAGGGAAGGCATCGACCTTCCCCTTGCCGAGCAGGTATGTGCTGCCGTTCGGATGCGGATAGCTCAGGAATGCCCATTGCCTCTTTCCAGGCGTGAGCATGCCGCCTTCCGGCGGTTTGACGTCCAGCGTGAAAGTCGCGAACTCATCTTCGCTGTCCACACCGAATTCCACCCGTTCGACCTCGAGGTCGAAGCGGCTGTGGACGGCTGGATCAAAGACCTCCGTTTCGTCGATGAGCGCAATGTACGGATCGCCCCACGCCATGATCACACCTCGCGCAGGTTCAGGGTGGAGCTGACCACTGCACCGTACTCGTCGGTGTCGAGGTCCCAGCCCTCGACCATGAAAACGATGATCGGCCTGAAGGTGTAGTTCGTTGCGCCGGCCGGCGCGACGGTCTCGTCAGAGCCAGATGCGACGACGTCACCGAGGGCGTTCCTCCAGATGACGGAGCCTGGAACATGTGGGCGTACGAAGGCGCTACCGACTTTCCCCGACAGCTCGGCCGCGCAGTGGACCGTGATGATGTCGCCTGCCCAGAGCGCGTTGAACGCAGGTGGATAGGTATCGCTGAAGGTAATAGTAGATTTGAACTTCCGCAGGCTCGGCCGCATCCGGGACTTCAGTTCTCCGTTCGCCAGCCGGCGCAACGAACCGGCGTTTTCCAGCGTAAGGGTCTGGCCGAGCTGACGGGCGGACTGCGGGATAATGCCGAGTTCGACGAGATCGAGGACGGTTTCGGTCGGGAAATACATCAGCTCATCCTCCAGCGGGCCGCAGGGCCGCGAGATGCGGCAGCGGACTGGGTCAGTTTGCGGCTTACGGCGCGCACGACGTCACGATCGGCATAGACCTGTCCGACACGTTGGCCGCCGAGTGCCAGGTTCCAGTTACCCATGTTCCCAAGGCTGCCTCCTGCCGAAACCATCTGCCCGGCGATCCCTCCAGAGGCGAAATGCGTGCGTGGCACGAGCATGTTGTTCAGCGCATGGATGAAATCCTCGCCGTAATGACCGACGGCACGGGCGTTGACGACGCCTTCGCCATTCGAGAGCCATGCTCTGATCTTGTCGCCAACAGGGCCTCCAGGACCACGGATAATGCCACCGCTAGCAAGGCGCGGAGAGTTGTCTGCTGAACCTACGGAGTCATTAGTTCCAAACGCAGGTATGGTTTCCCTGACGCGAGAAACGGCGTCCGAAGCCCCCGAGGTGATCGTGTTCCAGAGCGCCCTGAAGCGGTCTCCGATCTGTGTGGCGATGTCGTCGAAGTATCCGAACAGACCGTCGAACGTGTCGGTGACGTCCAGGTACGCGAGACCAGGCTCGACCTGGAACGAAGCCCAGAACCCGCCGAACGCGTCGAGAGCAGCGTTGATCTTATCCCGGAAGAAGCTGTCCAAGCCCGACCAGGTCGACTTCGTCTTCTCGTAGGCCTGGGTCTGATACTGGGCGTTTTCATCCCACATGGACTTCATCGCCGACGTCGCCGCGGCCGTCTGCTGTTCGACGAGGGAAGCCGTCGAGCCTGCCTGTTCGAAACCACGACCGATTGCGTCGGAGGAAACGTCACGGACATCCGCAAGACCCGACTTCAGCTTTTCGGAGACGTCCTTCCCGACAGTGCTTGCCTGATCGGACAGGTCGCCCATCTGAGTCTTCAGTTCGGCAATCGCCGTTTCCTTCGACGGCACCTTTGCGATCCCGTCGGCAAGACCGGCTTTGAACTGCGCGCCGACATCCTGTGCGTCAAATTTCAGGCCCTCAAGCTGTTTACGCGCGGCCTCGATATCGGCAGCGCCCTGTGTCGACAGGCCGTTAAAAGAGCCGCCGAGGGCGGCAGACATCTCGTCCGTGGACAGACCATACTGTTCCTGCAGGGCCTTCAACTCTTCCGACATGGCGGCGGTGGCGTCGCCAGCGGTGGCTTGCGACGATTTCCAGAAATCACCCCATTCTTTGGTGCTGCCCTCGGCCGCCTTGCTTGCGTCGGTGCGCAGCTCGGCCAGTTGGCCGGATACGCTACCAAGTGCTGTCTCGCCGCTCTTCTGGATCGAAGACATGGCATCCCCAAGGACCTTCTTGCTCTCGGCAGCGGCCTCTTCGGCGGACTGACCGATCTCCTTGTTCTTTTCGACGATAGCATCGACGGTCTCGCCTGAAGCTTCGAGAATGCGGTCACCAGCTTCTTCGAACGGCTTGGCGATCTCATCGGGATCGATGAGGCCAAGCCATTGACCGATCGAGTTGATCGCCTTCGTGAAGGTCTCGATCGGGTGCCAGATGGCACTGATGACGCCCTCGACCGCCGACCACAGGATGCCGCCGACGAATTTGAGACCCGCCCAGATTTCGTCTCGAAAGTACCAGATGGCACCGACCACGGCGGTGATCGCGACAACGATAGCCGCGAACGTGCCGGCGAATACGAGGACGGGCGCGCCAGCTCCGACGATCATGGTCGTAAGCGTTGTCAGCGCGGGAATGATGCCGGCTGCGACAACGGCCCACACAGTCTTGAGGACCCCGGTGAACCCGTTGAAGATGAACAGCGTCGTGGATACCGCAGTCCCGATGGCCTGGAGTGTTCCGCCGAGCCCGGTGAAGCGCAGCACCAGCAAGACGAGACCGAGCTGGAGAGCGGAATCGAGACCGATCGCCTTCGCCACTCTTTCCATCACGTCATAGACGGTCGTGAAGATGCCCTTGACCGCGCCAAAGGCGGCGGCGATGTCCGCCGGCAGCGAGGAGAACGTGTTGACGATGGCGTCCTTGTTCGCCTTCACCCAATCGGCGACGGGGCCGAGCCACGCGAACGGATTGTCTTCAGGAATTGCTTCGCCGTTGATGACTCTCGAAACGGCGACGATCAGATGCGCGAACGCCTCGGAGATCGACGCCGCCGCGTCGGTGATTGCCTCACGATGGCGCACGATGAGGCCGGCGACGACACCAACGGCCGCGCCGAGATTGCGCACGGTTTCGCCGACGTTACCGACCCACGGCATGGAGTACCCGCCTTCGCCGGCGATCCCCTTCCTGAGGTCCTCGAATGCCACCCGTACGAAGGCGACGGCCTCGGCCAATGTCGGTAGCCTGGAATCTCCGAAGCCCGCGGCGCGGGCGATCTCTATCGTCAATGCCTTGGCGGCACCGGCGGCCGCTTCGAGCGACTTCCAGACGTCATTGAGCCACGGCGCGCGCTTGGCTTGGCCTCCGCCGATGAGGGTGATGAGGTCGGCGACGACATCCTTCACCGTTTTGAATGCTGGAACCAAGCGACGGACCCAACCGCGTTCGATCTTGCCGACATCGCCGAGGAAGGCGCGCCCAAGGTCGGCTGACAGGCTGGAGATGTTCTTGAGAGCCTTACCGACGATCTCGGCGATCCGCTGCGCGTTCTTCGCCAGATACGCGGCGGACTTGTCCGAATTCTTGGTCAGCTCAGGGAGGAGAACGTCGGCGACCTTGAACGATACACCGATCAGGGCCTCGCGGACCTTCCTGCTTTTCGCCAGGAGTTCGGTCGCTTGGCGAGACTGCTGGTCGGTAACCGTCGTGCCGAGCTTGTCGGCTTCGCTGGTGTATTTCGCCAGACCGTCCGATCCGTCGGAAAGGATCGGCAGCAGTTTGGTGGCCGACGTGCCAAAAAGGTCGAAGGCAGCGGACGCTCGCAAGGTGTCCTTGGGAACGGCCTTGAGGCCATCCGCGACCTCGTCGAGAACCTGCTCGGTCGTTTTGATATTGCCCGCGGCATCGCGAACGGAGACGCCGATCTGTTTGAAGTACGCCTCGGACGATCCGCCCTTCGCGGCGTCCGTGATGCGATCCGACAGGGTCTGGAGACCCGTTGCGAGGTCGGTTACGGACCCGCCAGCAAGGCGGGTGGCCGAGGCTAGCTTCGAGAATTTCTCGACTGGAACACCCGCGGCCTTGGCGAGCTTTCCGAGATCGGAGATGGCTTCGCCCGTTTTTATTCCGAAGGCATTCACTGCGACGACAGCCCCGACGCCGACGATGGCGAGCTTGCCCGCCACATCGACGGCGGCCCTACCGAGCGACACGAGCATCGTCGTCGAAGTCTTGAGCACGGTGATCAAGCCGCTGGCGGCTGTGCGGATCAAGCCGAACGAGCGAACGCCGACCGCGCCGGTCGTTTTCAGCGTCGTGTTGGCGATGCTGACGGATTTGCTGAGACCATCGCCGACCTTTTTGCCGACGGCGTTCATCCGCGAGGCAGAGCGCTGGAAGTCCCCTTCGACACGAGCGAGACCAGCCTTGATGTCCTCAAGACCAGTAAATCGGATTTTCGTGTTGATCGTTGGCGTCGTCATTCGCGGGCTTTCCAAGGCAGATCGCGGTGCTGCGCCTCGAGCCGCTCGGCGACGGCTTTTGGCACAGGCTGCGTGATCTGTTCAGCATGGGTTTCGCCGGTTGCGTGAGACCCGGCGATTTTCTCGGTCCTGTATTCCCGGATGGCCTTCTCATCGCCGCGACTTCCGAGGATCGCGATGTCGAGCTGCCTTACGGTTTCCTGGTCACGCAGGCGGCGATGAACGGCAAGGCGGTGGAAAATCTGGCGTGGCGTCCACGACCATGGGTCGGGATATCCGGCCTCGCACAGGAGCGCACAGGCGTAGTCGAGCGTCTCCCAGAGGCCCATTTCAGGAGCCTCTGGTTTGGACCTAGCTTGTGACGGGTGGCTTACTCGGCGGCCACGAGACCCAGACGGCTCCCGAGCGCTGCCAGCTTTTTTTTGGCGGACTCGGCGTCGGGAACGATCGTGACGACGATGGCGTCGATCAGGTCGAACAACTCGTCGGGGGCCAGGCTGACGACGAAGGCGTCGATTTGGCTGTGCAGCCCGTCAGGACCGTCGTCGTCTCCGAAACCGAACTTGCTTCCCAGCGAGCGAACGGCGAGCCAGCGCGCAAGTGCGGGGACCTTTCGAAGAATGGTTGCGACGTCGATCTGACCTTCGGAGAAGGCCTTTACGTCTTCGTGACTGACCTCGGCCTCGACGCGTTCGATGATCTCGATGAGGCCTGGTGGCGAGATTTCAAGCTTGGCATCGCCAATGATGACGGTATGTGTCCGCTTCATTGCTTGAAAAGCGGTGGCATTACGTTTTGCAAGTGTTGACATGACTACTCCCTTGTCTGCGCGTGTCGGGCGCAGACTTCAGGAGATCGCTAGATTGGTGTTTGAGACCCGGCGGAAATTCAGGACGGGAGCGTAATCCCGGCTGCGGTGAGTTCCGCCCGAATTGTTGCAAGCTTTTTGGCCGCGATCTTGCCCTTTGACCGTCGATTGTTGTCGAAGAGTTCGCCCGTTCCAAGGTGCATTTTCAAGCGAGACGCGTAGTTGTGAGCGTGGGGATTCGACGGCCACGGGTCGGCATCATAGCGATGAATTTCCCATTTTTCGCCTTTCACCCTAACCACTTTTTCCAGCATGACGAGGGTCGCGTCATCGGGGATAATCCCCTCTTCGTCGGAAAGTTCGACAGTGTACAGCACCTGAACAGGGGTGAAGTCGAAATCCTCGAGCAGTTCAAGCATTTTGTCGGTGGTCAGGTTGTGATCAAGAAGATCGGGACTGTTCAGCTCGTCAATGCCGAGTACACGGCATAGAGCATCTTGCAGCTCATCCGACTCTATCGTTCGTCCATGCTTGCGCGATAGGATGGGCAGCGCACCGTTGGCCGCATTGATGTATGCGTTGATGTTGTCGCTTGGGTCTTGCGTCATGATGTCCTCCATTTCCGGAGGCTTATGTATCGTAAAGCGCTTGCGGCGGCTACAATTGCAACCGCCGCAAGCGAAGAAATTAGGCCGCCAGATCGAGAAGGAAGCCAAGCCCTTCGGTCGTGTCGAGGGCGGAACCCGAGAACTCTATGGAGCTGAAGTCGTCTTCGCCGATGAACGGGACTTCACCCGCCGGCGACACCTCGACCTGCGGCAGATACAGGACCTGCGGGATCGAGTTAGCACCGACGTCGCGCACCCAAAGTTCGAGCGTGATCTGCGAATCCGCGCCGATCTTGGCCTTCATTCGGCTTCCCTCGGTGATCGCGGCCTTGGTGTAGCCCCAGGTGATCTCGTCATCTTCGGTTACGCCTACAGGCAGTTCCAGGATTTCGAACGCACCGAGTTCGGGGTCAACGACGCGATAGTTCGTACCGGCCGTCCATGTCTCGGTATCGAGGGGCGTCGGCGAAACGGCGCTGATCTCCTGATGTCCGACATAATGAATGCCGACGGTCGCTTTTTCAGTGTACGTAGCCGACCCCGATGTCTGGCTATACGGCATTTTCGCGCCGAGGATCGACATCATGCGAAGGGCCTGGCTGAACTGATAGCAGGTAAACGCGACGGCGGAATCGATCTGGTTGACGATGCGCGCTGCCTTGGTGCGGACGCGGGCGTTCTTGCGGTAACGTTCTACGACGCTCGGGGTGAACGACAGGGTGAACTTGTCCACGTCGCCGAACTGTTGAATGCCGCTGATAGCGACCCCGTTCTTCCAGATGCGATAGAGGACCTCGGCGCGCGGGATCGTGTAAAGCCCGGAGCTGAGAACGGAATAAGAAGCGGCCATTGCGGTCTCCTGGTTATGCGTGCAACGGCACGCCTGGATGATTTTCTCGTGTCCGCCATGTGACGCTCACCATGAGCTGCCTGACGGCGACGACTGTGCCACGATTGCTCACCGGGTCTGCGTGAGACCCGGCGATTTTTAGGTCCGAGACCCGTGGCTTGCCGTCCGAGCCGATCAGGTATGGATCGTCGAGGAGAGCCGTTTCGATCCGCGTGCCTATAGCTCGCTGAACGGCTTCGACATCGTCTGGACGGCCGTCGTGGATCACCGAAATGACGACGATGCCAGACCTTGTCTGCGGTCGGGTGCCTGGGCGGCCGCCCTCGGGCGTCGACACTGTGGTATCGGGCATCCGAACACGGCAACACGGCCAGTCAGACGGAACCGTCGGGAAGTGTGCCGATTGGCCGACACGTCCAACGAACTCGGGGACAGCGGCGATGACGCGAGCCTGGATGATGTCGAGGATGTCCTGTTCGGTGCTCATCGTGGTGTCGTCTCCAGGTCTATGGCGACCATGGCGACCCCGTCGGGCCGAACCCCTCTGGGCGAGACATGATAGACAAGGCCGCGAACGGCGAAGCGAGCGCCGTCGGAGACGAATTGGGCGTCCGCCGGCGCGATCCTGATGGTGTTGATGTCAGCTTTTGCGGTGTTGCCACCATAAACGGAAAACGTCTGGGTCTTTTGCCGGACGATTGCGCGCATCGGCCGGTCGGGGTGGCCGTCGACATGCAGCACGACGTCCTCGGCGTTCGGGCTCGAAAGCAGGACGTCCGCGAAGGTTTCGTAGCCGGGGGCGGTTGTTAAATTCAAGATTAGCCCCCTGTTATAGCCTCGATGCGGCAAGCCAAAATGCGTCGATTTCGGCCGGCGACATTGAAAGGTGCTGTCCCACAAGCGCGGCAAGGTCGCTCGACCGCTGAAACGTGGTCGCTCCGCTAATCAGTATGGTCGCCGCGAACCGCTCGTTTTCGGGCAGTGTCGCGATGGCGTTTTTCAGGATGACGGGGAGCTCCTTCACGGTGACGGCGGCAAGCGCCTCCGCCTCGGTGATAAGTCCGGCAATCGCCGCTTGGTGGTAGAACTGGCGAGGCGACAGGTCTCGAATCGAAACTCGAGCTTCTTCCTCGCTGAACGGCGGCTCGGCTACTTCGACGTCTTCGAATTCGCCGGTTACGACGTCGTATTTGCGGATCATGAACATGTTACTTCCTCCACCCCAGGACGGCACTGCCGTTTGCGAACTGCCCCGTCGTTGCCGTCAGGCGGAACCCGCCAAGGCCGCCCGACACAAGCCGCGCTCCGTTGCCGCACATGTATGTGTTGGTACCCGAGCCGACGACGTATCCGAACGCACTGAACTGCATCAGCCAGGTGTTGCTGCCGGGGCCGGCTCTGAGGAAACGCGCCAGGACCTTGTGAATGTTTGTAGCGTCATATGCTTTGGCCAGCATGAATCCCGAACCAAGCGTCATTTGCTCGACGTTTCCGTTAAAGCTGGTCTTCGTAGCACCGAACAGATAGCTAGTGTTGAAGACGGTTCCGCCCTGGTTCAAGTACTGTAGAACAATGTTGCCTTCCGTCGAGCCACTGTTGCCCGCCGTCAGGTCGAGAAAGACTTCATTCACGTCGCTCGGGATGCCCGTCAGGTCGATCGTTGAGACGGCGTTGATAGACACGATCGAGGAATACGTCCACGTGTGTCTTGCCGTATCGGGTATTGCTCCAAACACCTGCTCGATAGCGGTTTGGACATTCTCAGCGGTAATGCTGCCGCTAGGCGCGAAGATGACGTCAGACGCCTTCGGGGTTCCTCCGCCAGACACACCAGACTGGATGATTCCATGATTGTACATCTCTCAAGTCTCCAAAATCTGGACGATGGTGTCCGCGGTCGGCGCGACGACAGAGCCGACGGAAACGGCGAGGTTCCGGCTATCGGCCTTCACGGAATATGTTGCTCGCTCTGACTGGAGCAGAAGAGCCGTCTGCTCTTGCGCATCGGTGAATTCGACGCCGACCATGTCTGGCCCGATTACCCGGATTTCGACGAGCACCGTCTTAGGGTCCAATGTGAACGTATGACTGGCCGACAATGGGCTGAGCGTAACCTGGCTGACACGGGAGGTGTCGAGCACAGACGCCTGCACCAGCTCGTGATCACCGAAGATAGATTGGCTTGCGAAACTCATGATGCTCTCCAGAATTCATCACAGATTGCCTGGAGATCGGCGCGCGAGACCCGGCGGAAACAAAGCGGCCCCCGATTACGAAAACCGGGGGCCTGGCGCGGAGGCGGCGGGGAGTTCGCCCTCACGCGATCTCTGAGGTGGTGATATCGGCTGCTCCTGCGGCCTGAAGGGCCGCGGCGAGATCGACGCCGATCCCTTTGAATACCGCGCCTGGATAGTGCCATTCGCCAGCATGCTTGACGGTCTTGGTCAGCGTGGCGTCGTACAATTCCTCGCCTTCGGCGGCGGGGGCGTCATCCGAGACGTCGTCCGAAGTCTCCGCGGTATCGACGTCTTCCACGACGTCGGCCTCGTTCTCGATATCCGCCGGCGGCGTTGTCTTCTTCGTCATCGTGTTCTCCCTGAAATGTGGGAAGACCCCGAGGATGTCGGGGTCTTCCGTTTCGTCAGCCGTTGACCTTTATGCTGAAGGACGCGTTGGGCCTGCGCGGGACCACCAGCGGAGCCGACTGCGTCATGACGAAACGGACCGACGGGTCCTGTTCGACCCAGCTCTTCGGAAAGAGCGGCAGCGCCTGCATACCAGCGTCCTCATCGTGGATCGCGCCGTAGGCACGAAGACCCTCGATCGCCGAGGAACCGCCGAGGACGGTGCCAACGGGCAGAGCAGGCTTCGTCTCACCCGTAAGGGGATCGACATAGTACTCGGAGTACGACCAGACATTGTAGGACCCGAAGTTGCCAACGAACTTCAGACCGTTCGGAATGCCCGCCATCCCCAGACCGCCAAGTTCAGCCGTCGGAGCGCCCGCAGCGCGGCGGATGTCGAGGACCTTCTCCACCTGGGCGTTCCTGCGGAAGAGCTTCGTGGCGAACGGGTCCATCACGACGTCGGTGATTTCGGCACCCTCGAGTTCGTGAACGAGTTCGATGGCGTCCTCGATGTCGTCGAGCGGCGTGGATGCCGGATCGCTCCATCTGTCGGAACCCGACAGGACGATAGAAAGAGCGTTGTCGCGGCCGAAGTTCACGACCTTGGTCGCGTAACCTTCCCCAGAGACCGTCACCTTGCCGTCGACCAGGGCCTCGATAGCCATGAGGTTGAGCCGGCGGGAAACCTGGTCCGTGTGATCGAGCAGGGTCTCGGCGAGAGACGCCTGACGGCGCTGAGCCGGAGTGAACTGCGGCGTCAGCCCTTCGCCGAGCTGGCGCTTGAGAGCGTCCTTCGGACGCAGTGGCGTCTTAGGCTTTACGTATGCTGGGCGGAAAGTCGCCGTCTCGAAGCCCTCGCGCTCGACGATCTTGCCCTGAGACGTCGGGGCGACGAACGGCGCAATCTTGCGCTTGCGGACTTCGATGTCGAAGTGGATGTCCTCCGATTCCTCGGTCTGCTCGGTGTTGAACCACATGTCCAGGATGCCAAGCTTGGGCCTCTGGAGAGCCGCAAGGACGCCAAGCATGGCATTCGTGGAATAGATGTTGATGTCGGCCATAGTGCGTTTCTCCTCCGCCGATTAGATGTGGATGCCCAGATCGCGCAGGGTGTCGCGCGTGCTGTCGGCGGTGTGGCCCGTGCCGAACGTCAAGTTCGGGGCGTAGAACTGGCCGGTGACGTAGAAGGTGATCCCAACGTCGCCGGCGGTGGCGTCGGCTTCTTCATCCGCGAGGATGGCGAAGACGCCCTGCGAACCGTCGGATGCCGCGGAAGCCGACAGGACGAGCTTGCCGCTGGCGGTGATGCGGCCGAGGACGGCACCACGCTTGAGGTTCTGGCCCGCGGCGAGTACGCCGGAGCGGGTGACGAGCGGGAAATCACCGGCGATGATTTCCTTGGGCGTGTAGCTCTGTCTCGAAAAATGAACGGACATTGCGATCTCTCCTTAGTTTCTGACCGCGATGCCGAGCATCTTGGCGGTGGCGACGACGGCAGCAGCAGCCTCGGCGTCGGGGTTCTTCTTTCCAGCTCCGCCGGTGGCGGTTCCGATCTTGGGGTTGCCCTGAGCGCGCATGCGGGCGTCGAAGCCGTTGCCCTTCGCCGACGTGGACGGCTGGGACTTGGGAGCGGCACGGAGCATCGCTGCGGCGTCCTTCACGGACATGTTCGTCCCGAGGGCGATATGCTCGGCGAGCTTGCGCCGACCCTTGGCTTCGGCATGACCGAGGATGGCGGCGATGCGTGCCTTCTCGCCCTTGGCCTGAGGCTTCTCTTCCTCTTCGGCTTCGGGGTCTTCCTCGTCTTCAGCTTCGGGGTCCTCGTCCTCGGCGGAAGTGTCCTCCTCGTCGCCTTCAGCGGACGTGTTTTCGTCCTGATCCTCGGCGGAGGTGTTTTCCTCCTCGTCTTCGGCTTCCTGGTCCTCTTCCTCGGCTTTCGCCTTGGCCTTGATCTTCAGGGATGCGGCGGTCGCTCTTTTCAGCAGGCCCATACTCTTGTCTCCTGTCGCCGACGGAACGGCGTTTGAATCCTTGTTAGCAAGTTCGGAAATCAGTCCTTCGAGGCTGCCAAGGGCATCTGCGAGACCCGCATCCACCGCAGCCTGTCCGACGAAAGTTCCGCCTTTCCCGAACTTTGAGAGGACGTCAGCGCGTGAGACCCGGCGGAAATCGGCGACGTCAGAAACAAAGACCTCAGCGAGCGCATCGACGGTCGCCTGAATCGCCTTGTCGCCGTCATCCGTTCCGGGGTCGGCGTTCTTGAGGGGGGATTGGGAGGAGATGAATCGGTATTCCTTAACCCCGGCGCGATCCATGGCGGCGCTGTAGTCGCGGATGGTTGCCATGCAGCCGATGGAGCCGAGGGACGAAGATGGAGAGATGATGATCTTCTGGCATGCAGCCGCGAACCAATACGCCGCCGAGCAGGCGTTGCCCGTGACGTAGGCGTAGATCGGGATTTCCTCGGATAGCTCACGGATACCGCTGGCAAGTTCGCCGCATCCGGTAACTTCGCCGCCAGGGCTATCGATGTCGAAAATGATGGCTTTCGCGCCAGCCTTCTTCGCGGCCCAGGCATCACGAAGGATGTTCTCGTAAACCGATGAACCTGAAAACCATGACCAGAACGATGGTTGGCGCATAAGGACGCCCTGCACCTGCAGGACTGCAATGCCATCGTGCATCTCGCCGTCCCAGGCTCCATCGATCGGGCCGCCGTACTCGCGGGCGATGGCGGAGAAGTTTTTCTCCTCTTCGTCAGCACGGGCGAGGATCGCGCGCATGGCCGATTCCTCGATCGCCCAGGGCTGACCGAGGTGAGAGGTGGATCGGGATAGTCTGAGGCGCATGCGGCTCTCCAGTGTTTGAAACAGGAGAGCGTGGGGGAAGTGCGTGAGACCCGGCGGAAGTGTTGCGCGAACGAAGATGACTGCTTATTTGCTACCCGAGGTCGCAATGGGGGCGGTGATGGAACAGTACTGGGCTTACTTTTGGACTGCGTGGGATTGGGGCAAGTCCATGCTGGCGTTGCTGGGTCTCGGCGGCGTTACGATCGGCGGAGCTGCTGCGGTAGGCTACGGGCTGTTCAAGTGGCTGGGCGAGAAGTGGATCGACCAGAAGTTCGAGAAGCAGATGGAAGCCTACCGAACCGAACAGACCAGGGAGCTGGAACGGCTTCGGCATAAAATAAATGGCGTTTTCGACCGCACGATCCGACTCCACACAAAAGAGTTCGAGGTCCTGCCTGATCTATGGGGAAAGCTAGTCGAGGCTCATGCCTGGTCGTCGAACTACGTGTCGCCATTGCAGAGCTATGCTGATGTCGGTCGAATGGATGACGAGGAGCTGACCGAATATCTGGATGGCACAACGTTTATGGCGGTGCAAAAGCGTGATGTGAAGGCCGAAACAAACCCGCATGAGCGGCAGAAGGTGTTCACAAAAATCGCTGACCTTTACCGGCACAACGACGCTATGCAGCGCATCCGGGAGTTCGCGGTTGCGCTACGCAAGGAAGGCATCTTCGTGAAGCCTGAAATCAGGGCCGATATGGATAAGTTGCTCACACTGATCCGAAATGCTGTTTTCGAGAGGAGGTCGAACGAAGAGGACGATATCCGACCTCGGCTACGCGATGACTACAAGCTCTTCAAAAGCGATGCCCAGCCTCTGCTCGACAAGATAGAACAGGATGTTGCGGCTAGACTCTGGGACTCGACGACCACCGAAGTCTAGGTCTGATCCTGTTCGATCGGAGTCTGCGGAGCAACGGAGACACTCGACTGGATCGTCGCCATATCAAGACCGAGAGCGCGCATTCTCGCCTGTTCAGCCGCACGCTGCTCGAGGACTTCTTCCCAGTCCTTGCCCTGCTCGGCGCATTCGTCCTGCAGCGTGCTGATGCTCGTCGCGATGCGAAGCTGGGCGGCCTGGGCCTCGCGAACGGGATCGAGCCAACCCGCGCCGTCGAAAATCCAGTGGCAACGCGTCCACGCGCGCTTGAACTGATAAAAGTTCGGGGCGTCGATGTATCCGCGCCCGACAGCTTCTTCGACGACCATTGGATATATGATGTCGAGAAGGTGGGACTTGAGCCACTGCCGAGCCGTGGCTATCGTGCGCCAGGCTGTATTGAAGGCCATTTTCAAACTGACATATGAACCGCCGTCGAAGTCCCGCAGCACGAAATTCTTGGGCAGCTCCAATCCGCCGGCGGAAATATGTCGCGTCACCGAATCCATAAACGACGGGAAGGCGGTGTTCGGGCGCGCAGGGTTGTGGCTCGCGAACTTGTCGCCGGGGAACAACGGCAAGATCGCGCCCAGCTGCATCTTGAGCTGGTAATCTGCTCGGTTCTGGAGGAGCGCATTGGCGTCGCCGCCGAACAGATCGAGCAGCGTCGGCATGTCCATGGACGATTCCGTGAAAGCGGCGACGATGGCGTTGGCGAGGGCAGCCTGAAGCTCGGCGCTCTCGTAGTCCGAGGCAACCTTGAATTTCGGCATTGCGGCGGCCAGCAGGGAAACTCCGCGATGCTGGTCAGCACGTTCGCGTTCGAAGGCGAGGATGAACCGTGGACGGCCGTATTCATCGACGGCCGGGATTTCCTCCCATTCGTATAGCTCGGGCTTGAACCCGAAAACGGCGTCTCCCTCATGAGCCTTGCGCACCTGGTATGCTAGTGCGCCGCCGTACTCATTGATCCGAACACCTGCCCGGAGATCAACCGTGTCCGGCATGTTCATCTCATTGGAGATGCGGTCCGGATCGACGACCTGAAATGCAGTTCCGAAGGATGTACCAGGGCGGTCAGGAAGGTACTGCGGCAGAAGCGCGAACTCGCCCTGAACGAGCCGCGTGCGAAACAGCAGCCGCATCATATCGAGAAGCGTGCCATGACCCGAAGCGTCGATAAATTTCGAATCCAGGTGTTCGTGGACAAGGTTCTTCACGACCGACGCCCATTCGTCGGCCTGCTCCTTGGAAATCCCCAAGGCGCGATAATCCGGCATCGGCTGACATGTGACCCCCGTGCCAATAGCCATATCGAGCCACATGCCGATGCCGGACTTGGCGATCGGTTCGTTTCGAACCATATCCCGGGAACGGGCGTCGATGTCGTCCTTTTCCGGCAACAGGTCGCTATCCGCCGAGCCGCGTGCCGGCCGGAACCCCTTAACCGATGGGTGTTCGTGCGACGCCGCGCGGTAGGCGGTGTCCTGCGCAGACACCGTCATGCGGCGCATTGGGGTGCCGTCAGCGCTGAGAATTACAGGAACTGCATCCGCGACCGTGGAGATTGAAACACCCATGGTCACCTCACGAAATGTAAATCGGCCGGCGGCGGCCGATGCCGGTCATGCGGGCGAGGTCCGCTTCGAGCAAAGCGATATGACGTTCCAATGCGGGAAGGCTTGCGGCCGACCACTGCTGAGTGTGCGCGCCTTCGGCCGAATAAGACAGCGTGACCAACTGCTTGCCCATGGCGAGTTGGTGTTTAGCGAGCTTCGCCTCGGCAATCTGGGCCTGGAGCGTTAGAGCGGCCTCTGATGACATCAATAGTCTCCCGCCGTCGCCGGCAATTTCGGCAGCGGGACGATCCGTTTGGGAGTATCGCCGCCTGTAATGGTGACACGACTATTCGTCGGCGGCTGTGCGTGAGACCCGGCGGAAACTACAATGGGAGCCGCTTTGGACTTAGGCGCGATGACGCCGACGGTGGTCTTGGGCGGCGTGGATATGGGAGCGCCGCGGGCCTCGGCGGCTGCGGCCTCGCGGATCGCGGTCGCGGCGTCATTCAGTTCGGCTTCCAGGCGGTCAAAATAGGCATCAACGCCGCGATCCCATCCCCGAAGGCGAGCGCCACCGCGGGCGTAGTTGTGGTCGTCCAAAACCTCGGCGCGGCGGCCGTCGATACGGTCCCATGTAATCTTTCGGATCGAGCCGTTCTTGTCGCGGTGGATGACCTTCTGCTCTGACACGAGCTGTTGCGCGATTTCCTTTGTGAAGCTGCCGCCGTGAAGGGGCATATGCACCCAGTCCATTGGCGCGTGGGTATGTGCCTCCGGCTCTGGGATCGATAAAGCCCCCATCAACTCCGCTTTGAAATAGGAGACGTCGAGGAAGATCATCTTGAGGCCTCCGACGGTCGACTTCTTCTGACCGCCATGGGGCGTAGGGTCAGCTTGCGTGTCGATACGGACAGGGTTCGGCTTGTCGGCCATCGGATCGACGCCCATAACGATGAGCTGGTTCTGAGACCTGATCCAAGGCTTGACCTTCTCAGGGATGTACGAGGTGTCGATCAGGTACGGCCTAACTTGCATCTCGACACCCTGATAGTTCGTGTACATGTGCCGGACATGGAGGCTTAGCTCGTCCCATGTCGACTGAAGCTGGGTGTTGCCGTCAATGCGGTAATGGTCGATGAGCCAGCGGTGGCGGTTTCGACCCCAACCCCACACGCCCACTTCGATGTGATTGCTGCCGACGTCGATGCCGCCGGTCAGGAACAGCACGCCTTTGGGAACGATGGTGCCGCCGTTCGGTAGCATCGTGTACGGCATATCGCCTATCGTGCCGCGGTGATAGACGGATTCCCAATCGACCTTTTCGGTCGCCTCGCGGACGGGAAGCGCGAGTTTTGTGTTGAGGAAGTCGCGCCACTTGGCCGGGGATCGGTACGATGCCTCGTATTCGTAGGCGATATCGGTCCAGCTGATCCAGTCCGGCGGATTGTATAGGGAGTTAATGCGACGGCTGACGACGCCTTCCTGCACGTTCTCCAGGTCTTTCCTGGTCGGCTTCCACCGACCCCGCCTGGTCATGGTCGTCTTCTGGTGCTCGTAGATCGGCTTGGCGCATTCGGAGCATTCGTAATGAACGGTCTCCTCGATACGCGATAGGTTCTCGCGATCCCACTTCAAGCCCTCGATCTCGAAGACGATCTCCTGATGGCAATGCGGACAGGGAACGAAGAACAGCTCCATCGTTCCGACCAGGTACTCCTTCCAGATCGCGGAGGTAGTTTCCTCGGTCGGCGTGGACGTCAGGAAGATTTTGCGCTTGGCTTTGAAGGTGTTCGTGCGGTTGATTGCCAGCGAGATCGGGGAGCCTTCGCCCTTGATCTCGTGCGGCATGCCGTCGATCTCGTCCATGTATAGGTTTTTGATCGGCTTCGACCTGAGGTCGTTGCCGCTCTCCGCGGACGCCATAAAGATCGCGCCGCCGAGGAAGACCTTGTATCGCTGGAGGTCCTTGATCAGCGTCTTGCGCAGCTGCTTTGTCGTGCGGATTAGGGGGCGGAGACGCTGCTCCCCGAATTCCTTCGCGATGGTGCCGTTTGGAAGGACGATCATGGTCGGCGCGGGCGACTGCGCCATCCAGGCAGCTATGACGTTCAAGCCCGCGGAGGTCTTCCCGTTCTGCGCGCCCGAGACGAGCGTCTGCTTCCACACGGGCGAGCCGTCGGACATGTCGTCCATGACGTCCACAAGCCACGGCGTCTTCTCGTTGCGCCACTCACCAGGAGATGACGAGTCTTCGGACGTGAGCTTCCTGTGTTTCGCGGCCCATTGGCTCGTCGGCTCGATCTTGCGTGGCCGGTAGGCCGAACGGACGATGCGGCGAATGACGTCTCGAGGACGGGCGATGTTCGGGAGCGATCCGCCGTGGAGTCGGGTCAGCTCCGGTGACATAGCGGTGATGTTGCGGATGAGGCTGGTGCCGAGGCTCGAGGATGCCATCAGTCCTCGCTCTCGTCGTCATCGTCGTCCTGCTCGGCCTCCAACGCCTTCACGTAAGCCGCGATCTGGGCGCGCACGTATTTCTCGAGCGCGATGCGGAGCTTCCGCTGGTTGACGCCGAGTTCCTGGGCCATCTCACCGCAGACGACGGACGGCCAGTTTTCCCACGACTGCCGGATTGACGCGAGGATGCCGGAGAACTCGGCCTCGATGGCTGCTCGATCGACGAGTTTCTCGGCGTCCTTTTCGTAGATGAGGCGGATACGAAGGGCGTAGAAGTATCGCTCGAGCCGTTCGGATTCCGCGTATGAAAGAAGGCCGGCGACCTTGAACGCGTCGACCTGTTTGGCGAACTCGCCGATGATCGCGTCCGCTTCTTCCTCGGACGTAGGTAACGGTGCGGCCTCGGAGGTAACACCCTCGGCGTCGTTTCCCTCCACGGTGTTACCATCCTGGACGTGGGAGAAATTTCCGAGACCGCGCTCCATCAGGGTAATCACGGACGGCTTCGTATCGACGAGTCCCTCCTTCGTGAATTCGAGATATCCTTTGGTTTTCCAAACGCTTGCCTGTTTTGCGGATACGCCGGCGAACTTCGCGAACGCGTTCTGCGACATCGGCTTGAGGTCTTCAAAATCCACAGGGTCTGACACGCGCTCTCCTTACGGTTGTGCGCGTCGCTGTTACCTGTTACCCGGTTTGAAGTGCCCCGGAAGAGAGAGATTTGAGGCGCGCGAAACCTGTTTCAAATCATAGCGTTAGGAGAACCTACCCCGGTGGGGGTGTGCGAGACCCGGTTGTTTCACGATCCACCGAAGACCTGACTGAATGCCTTGGCAACGGCATCTGGCATGGCGTCAGACACGATGGTTTCGATCTCGCCCTCGAAGTCGAGGCGCTGCTCGTAGTCAGTGTCGAGCATGAGGGCGACGGCGCGCAGACCACCGCTGCCGTTATCGGCGAACAGGCCGCGGATACCGCGCGCAGTGGTCATCCAGAAGCCGCCGGCGGCGGCCACAGCGCGAGTGTATCCACGATCGAGGTTGCCGTGGCTATTGAGATCGGCGTCCAGCGTTGGAGTCACGGCATTGTCACGGTGTCCGCCAAAATACGCATACTGTAGGTATCCAGCCTGAGCGTCTTTCACGCCAACTAGGATTTCCGGCGTGGCCGATGGCGTGCCGACCACATAGAGGGAGTTCTCGGTGAACGGGGTCGGATCGTTCAGGTTATCACGGAGATAGTCGCGATGTCCGGTGCGCAGGTCTCCTGAAAGCTCGCGAAGAGCAATCTTGCCCGCACGTCGCAGGTCGCTGTCGAGGGTGCCGAGATCGGTATCCAGTGAAATAGAACTGCCCGCCATGTTCGCTCCTTTTGGGGGATCATGGCGGGCATCGTGTGCGTGAGACTATGCTCAGACTTCAGCTTAAAGGTATCCAGCCGCTTCGCGCAGGGAATGCAATGCCATTCCGTCTACGTATACGGTCGGATCGTCTTCCCAGGTATCGTCATCCCAGTAAATGAGCTTGTCGCGGCTACCGCCAGTAATGTTACGCAAAGCACGGGTGATGCCCTTGCCGAACCGCGTGCTGTATTCGTTCCAGTCGTCGTCGATATCGAAGATTTCCTGCATTTCCTCCCAGCCGAGAGAGCCATTATTCTCGGCGATACGCTTGAGGAATCGGACTGACTTGGCATCCACACGTGCAAAGAGTTCGGTAGCCTGCGTAGGCGTGATAGGCGTGCTGACCGCGTCATCCGTGCTCTCCGCCTCCAACGCGGCAGTGATCGCCTCAAGCAGTGTTGTTACACGAATCCTTGCTTTCACGACGGTTTTGCCATCTAATTTAAGCTCAACTTCCATTGAGGTACTCCTTTGATGTTGGTTGTTCCCGGCAGCGTTCTTAGCGGGAGGCTGCCGGGTCAAATCGCTTAGATGAGCGACTAATACCTCATATTTGAATTCTGACGCCTTAGCAAGGAGTTTAACCGATCTGACGATAGGTTCAAATCGGGTTGCGCGAGGTAGATTTTAGGCTGTGCGGCGGACGTCGTAACCTGCGGCTCTAACAATTGACGCCAGGTGTCGAAAGACATGGCGCTCGATGGGAGCCAAGATGGTCTCTGGAACGTTTCTCGTCGAAGACGGCCTGCGGTAAGCTTTGATCGTCAAAGGTGCCACGCCAGCCACGACGGCGGCCGCTTTGTAGTCCAGGTTGCCGATGTGGAGCAGGAATGCCAGGCGCTCCTGCGGCGTCATCTCCGAGCCGTCCGTGCGGCGATAGAGGGTAGTGCGGTTCGGGATCATTCGGCCTCCGGTTTCGCGAGAACGTCTCCGTGCCACTTCACGAGTTCGGCACGCAGCGCCTTGGCTAGGCGGTTGACGTGCCTGACTTCATAGATGGGCTGGTCCTGGGGAGAGCAGCCGAGCATTTCGCCCCAGAGGCTCAGCTCGCGCTGGGTGAGGGTCGCCGACGCATTATCCGGAAATGCCATAGGGACGTCATCCGCGCCCGGCACGAGGTGCATAGGAACGGGCGTACCGTCCTCGTGCCGGGCGACGACGATGGCGTATCGGATCGGCCGAGAGAGCTTCACGACGCGATCCAGCTTATCTCGGACAACTCTCTCAACGTCCGTCATGTATGCGTCGAGGGCGCGAGCTGTCTCGACGAATGCCTCCGGATGCTGATCGGAGTAACTTTCGATCGCGAGGCCGTCGTTGAGCAACCACTCCAGCGTCTCCCTGCTCGTGAACAGAGAGCCGTCTTCGAGCGTGACCTGGATCGAAAAGCGGAGGCACCGGCGACCTAGTTCGTTGCCGATGCGAGGGAAGTCGATCTGGATCAGATCAGCTAGCCGGTGGACGTCGCCCTTCCTGTCACGGTGAAATCCGGTGTTGAATAGCACATTCGCGATGCTGGTATTGAACTCGTACTCATCGATCGGCGACTTGTATTTCCTCGACTCGTCAACGAAGGCCGTTCTGGCGTCCGTCACCGCTGCCCGCACATCGAGATATGACTCCGTCATGTGGGCGACTTCACCGACGTTGCGCAAAGCCGACGCCCAGTCGCTACGGACGCGGCGGGAGCGGATTCTAATAGTTTCTGTCTTGAGCTGATGCATGTTCAATATCTCCTGGTGCGCCGGGTTCCAAATCGGCGACGGGCGGGGGTTTGTTTTCCGACCTTAGAGTAATGATTGCTCGTATCCGTGAGGGATACAAGTAGATAACGAAGAAAAAATGGAAAATATTAACGCATGTTAACCAATATATACTTAGGTGATACTTTAGATATATTTGGAATAGAAAAGGCGCACGGTTATTTTTGGAACCCCCGTGCGCCTCCAGGAAAGGAATACATGCTCGACGAGCTGCATCCGTCTGAGTTTTATCCGTCGACGGGGTGCGAGTGTCAATAAAAAGCCCCCGGCGTCGCATGGACGTCGGGGGCTGTGCAGAGACTTAGAGACCCTGGTTTTCGAGGAAAGCCTCGAAGACGGGACCGAGGCGTTCACCCGTCCACGGCGCAAGACGGAGCATGTAGCGCTTCAGCTTGCGGACCTCGGCGTCCTCTTCAGGCGTCGAGATCGGGATCGTCACCACAACGCCGCGTTCCGGCTCAGCAACGCGCGGGAGCTTCTTCGCATTGCGCGAGAAGATCGCTACTTCCGCTTCCACCGTCAACACATTGTCGTTGAGGAGAAGGCGCAAGGTCCAGACGCGCGACAGATTGAGCTGCGAGGCACGCGGACCGGACTGCCAGTTAAGCAGTCCGTAGACATAGTACTCGCGGACTACGCCGCGTTCACGCAGGTGCGGTTCGGGCAGGCCCGGAAAACGCCACGTGCGGAACTTCTCCTCGCCCGGCCAGTGGAATTCGGGAACCGACTTCACTACAGGCTTAGGCTTAGGATGCGCCGGACCGGCCGGACGTTGAGTGTAGGGCTTCGACATCGTCGAACTCCTTTCGCAACCGGCAGGCGGTGAGCCGGTGACCCGTATTGAACGGAAGTGTCAATATGAGTTGTTGTCGCCATTCTTTGCGATCGGGGTTCTGCCGTAGCCTGGTGGTGTTCCTCCTTCTCTTGTCTCTGACAGCCGGTTTAAGGCCCGGGTCTGAAAACTCCCTGAATGAGGTATCCGGCATTTTATCGTTCTGAGGATTTGGGATGGATGCTCCACAGCCCGTCGGTTAGGGCGGGCTGTGGAGGCAAAGTCTAGGCTGCCATGTCGGCGACGAACTCTTCGATAAGGCGCTGCGCTTCCGCTCGGGATGTGACCATGGCTTCCTTCGCGGCAACCATGACTTCGACAGCCTGTTCAAGCTTGGGGTTCGCGAACGGGAACCCGAGAGCAGCGATGACCTCTTTCGAAGCGACGCCCGCAGGGAAGTTGGCTTTCACGGCGAACGGTCCCGGTACACGCGAGGCCTCGGCGGGGTGTACGCAGAGGCAGTCGTCGAGCACGATGGTGCTACCACCGAGGTCGCCCGAGGTACGATGCAGGTGGATCGCGAACTGGAGGAGAGCCGATGCTACGGCGAGGTTGACCGGTTCGGGCATGAGGTCCTTTCGAAGGATGAAACGGCATCCGGAACCGACGAGCGATAATCGCCACGTATAAGGTTCAGGACGTTCATTTTCTTCGACATCGGACTGCTCCAGCGAACTTGAGCGAACCCCATATCAAGGGAATCGGAATCAAACCTTGCAACGAACGATAGACTTTTAACTATCTCAAAGAAAAACCCCACCTCGTCGGCGGGGTCCATATTACGATTGAGGCGAACAGTCCGCATCTGCGTTGTCCAGCTCGCGCTGCTCCAGCGCCTCGGGCCACCACTCGCCATCCCGCCGCCAACAAAGAAAGTCTTCGCATGGCGGCCAATTGTCGTCGCCGGGTTCTGGGAATTCCAGTTTAGTCGTAGCAGTCATAGTCGCAGTCTCCGAATTCATTGACAGTATGCTGCAGGTACGTCGTCGCCACGGCAAGCGCCGATCTCCGAGTTCGACGGACGGCCCGCTGCACACGGCTTGAAATGAGGTGATCTTCGAACGAGATCACCTCGGCCGACTTCTGACGCGGTGGCCGGGTCGCAAGATATGCTTTGCAGCCTCGCACGAATTTGAGCGCCCGTTGACGGCGCTCCTCCTCGGCAATAGCCGGCAGGTACGCATCGACGGCATCATGCAAAATGTCGATTATATCCAAGTCTCTCATTTCCCCTCGCTTTCCCGGTTTCGATACCGGTTATCCTGATGTTGTTTTCGCCGGCGGCCGACCGCAAGTTCACGGCCGGCGGCGCACGGGCGGCAGGTCCCGCAGGATAACGAGGGCCTCGGGGCCGTACGATCCGCCGCGTGCAGCTTCTTCGAGACCCATCCAGCCCCAGTCGGCGGCAACTCCGGAGACGAGATCGATGACGGCGGGCGTCGGGTCAGCATTCTTCGGTCCCCGGAATTGTCTTACGGCGGAGCCGTGTATTTCCAGCGTTGCCAAGGGCGTACCCTGCTGGTCACGGACGCTGTAGAGATGTCGAGCGGGGTCGGCGAGCTGCCAGTCGTAGCCGCCGTGGCCGATGCAATGGCGCATAAAGCTGCCCTCTTTTCGGAGCGCCATCGGTGACAGGAGCTCGACGAGGGTGTGACCGGACCCGAGGTCGGCGATGAATGTCTCGTCCTCGGGCCCAAGGGCGACGTCGGACGCCTTCCTGACTGGAAGTCCCTTCCTGGCTTCGTGGAACAGGCGCTCAATCGAGCCGCATTTCAGAAGCTTCTTTGGATGTCCACCGGAGCCAAGGTTACCGAGCCAGGCATGCCCCTCCGACTGAGCAACGTGCAACCAGTCAACGACGTGATTGGCCCGGATGGAATGCCATCCCATCCACAGCGCCGATCGACGAGCCCATTTCCTGCGGAGAACGTCGCCGCCTTGCTCGGGCCACCCATCAATACGGAGCCATTCCTCGCCGCCATGTTCGAGGATGACGCGCATCCATTCAGGATCAAGGGCGTCGAACTTGGCCCAGTCGTTATAGAACACACGAACGAGGCTGCATTCGACCAGCCTCTTGATCGGCCACAGAACACGATCCGGAATGTCGAGGTCAGATATCAGCTCTCGACGAGCGATTGCATACTCTGGGCTGTCGTACTTACCCATCACGCAGCTCCCGCAGGCTTCAGCTGAGGTACGTATCCGCGGCCTGCCAGAAGGCGATCGAGGTGCATCGGCTTGTAGTCGGCAGAGCGGAAGTCCTTGCCGACCTTCGCGCAAAGCTGCGCATGCAGGTCCGACCACATCGCGTTGACGTCGATGAAGACCTGGAACATCGAGCGACCGTAGCGGCGGTTCTCGGACAGCTTGAGCCACGACTGCTCGCGCAGCGCCAGAGACGGCCAGCGCAGGGCGTCCGGGGTCGGGGTGCAGCAGGCGAGCGGCATGCCGCGGTGGCGGGCGACGCGTTCGATTTCGCTGGCGACCTTCGCGACGTCGCACAGCTCGACCTCGGCGAGAAGGAAGAGATCGCTGAGGTGTTTGACGCGGTAGTCGGTCGGCGACTGGGTCAGCACGGCGAGCCATTTCTCGGCGGCCGCCGTTTCCAGTGGCACGGTCTTTATGCGCAGCGGATCGACGCCGTCGACGAAAGACGGCAGGACGGAATCGACGATGACCGGCGGCAGAGCGTGGGGGCCGCGGGCGAGGGTCATGTCGATGTGCGTGTTGGCACGGACGCCGCCGACTTTTCCCCGGAGTTTGTATCGGGTGACGGGATCGCCATATCCGACGTCTAGTTCCTGCGCCTCCTCGGAGAGGAATTCGAGCGTTATGCCTCTCGCCTCCAACAGGGGCGCGATAACCTTGAACCCGTTATGAATTTCACGGTTCGTGTAACGACGGATCGTCAGGATATCGACGTCGTCCGTTTCGCGCAGGGTCTGGGGGAAGAGGTCCCCGCCCTTCAGCACGATCGGAGCGGGTCCCATACCGTAGTGCCAGACCGAGAGAACGGCGTCGCCGAGAACTCGGGCAGCCGCCTTGTCGATATTAAGACCGTGCTTCTTGACCGCCGTCTTGAGCCTGCGATCTATGCTCTCGTGTATGCCGGATACTTTTGCCAT